CAGCTATGAGTACACCGCCGCAGACTACCCCGCCGGTAGGTCTCCCGCGCAATGGCCGATGGACCTCGACGAGTGGTGGAACCGCCGGGGCCGAGCGGCCCAGGACTACGGCACTCACCCGTCGCGCCTGTTCACGATCCACGAGGTCGCCCTCCTGTCGGGCTACCCCGATAGCCCGCAGCTCTACCCGTACACCCGGGAGATGCTTGACCTACGCCGCTGCCTCCACCTGTCGTGGCGGCGGCCCGGCCACGTCTACGCGGCTGGCCCGTGGGGGGACCGCATGGCCGAGCGCGAGGTCGTCAAGGACCACTACCTCCTCACGCCGCCTGTCGCTCGAGCCGCTGCGCTCTACGCTACCGACGCCGTCGTCCGCTATCACTCCGACGCGAGCGGCTATGAGTCCTTCGATGGTCGCTTCACACGCGAGGAGAGCGCGTCGGGCCGTGGCCGCGAGTCCTTCGTCCAGGCGCGGGCGCGGATCTCGGTCGGCACGCTGACCATCTGGATCAACCGAGGTGCGACCGACTGGGCTCTGCCGGCGACCGAGGCCCCCCTGTCTGGCAGCGGTGTGACGCTCCCGACCAACGGCTACCTCGTCACCGACTCGAGCGACGGCGCTGTCTTCGGTAGCTTCGAGGCTGACTTCACCGGCGGCGAGCGCGTTGACCTGGCCTATGTGCCCGGTGAGTACACCCTCGTCGATGGACGCGGGACCGAGCTGTCCGCGTTCGGGGTCACGTCGACCTCGGGACGGCTCGCCCTCGAGCACTACTCCAGCGACTTCGCGCTGGCCGAGGACGCATCCGAGGAGGTTCAGCGCTCGGCACTCACCGTCGCAGCCGCCACCGTCGAGCAGGACACCGAGGTCGCCGTCCCCTACCTCGAGCACCAGACCGCTTCCGCATCCCCCGAGCACGTCACCTCGGCGTACTCGACTACCCCTTCCGCCTGACATGACCGCCACCTTCACCCACCGCGTCGGGGAGGATCTGATCCTCCTCGCCGCCCCGCGCTCGTTCGGGCGCACGCTCCTGCGCGGAGACGTGTCCGCGATCACGGTCAAGGTCTACGACCTCGACGACCCGGCCATCGTGCTCCACAGCCAGACCTACTACACCGCCGCCGAGCCGAGCACGGGCGACTACACCCAGGCGATGTTCGACTCGCTCCAGACGGACGCCTCCTGGCCCTACTCGACCGGCGGTTACTCGCTCTGGATCCGCCTCCAGGACTCGACATACTCCCTGAGCGATGACGTCGTCTACCTCGTCGACGCGGAGCTCACGGTCGCCGTCGGGACTCCTACATTCCCCGACCTGACCGACGGCGGCGTCAAGGTCGTGCAGTGGGTCATCGACCCGAAGAGGGTCCTGTGAGTCTCCAGGACAAAACGACCGCCGAGCTGCTCGAGCTCGGCGCGGTCGCCCTGACGCAACTGCGCCAGGCGTCGGACGCCGTCGAGTCTATCGGCCTCGAGATGGCCGCTCGGCTCGCGCTCGTCTCGCAATGGGTCGATGACGCTCAGGAGGAGATCGAGGCCATCGACGGTGAGCCGCAGCTCACCGTCCCCGCCGAGCCGGTCGACCCCATCGAGTTCGACGCTTCGATCAACGTCACCCTGTCGCCGACGCTCTCGGAGTACGAGCAGGCGCAGCAGATCAAGAAGGTCTGGAAGCGCGGCGCTCGGCTGATCGTCCCCGACGGCGAGACCGTCGCTCCGATCCGCCTGGGGGCGGGCTGGCTCAAGACCTTCCCGGACGGCTCCCCTGTCGGAGACATCCAGATTGCCGGCTTCGACGGCGACAACTACTCCACCCTTGGCGGGCTCGAGGTCCACCCCTCGGTCGTCGGTCGCGTCTCGCTGCTCAACCTCGGCGTCACGCCGTCGACCGCTGTGGACAAGGCCGCGATCAAGTGCGTCGGTGAGTGCCGGGGGGTCGAGTTCGACATGGTCGACGTCCACGCGATGGGCTACCCCGGTTCCGAGCACTTCGGTGGCTTCGGTGCCATGTGGGGCATCGTCCTGCACGGGGCCAAGCTCTACGCCAGGATGCTCTCGTTCGACGCCTTCAAGGAGCATGGAGTCTACGGGATGAACTCGAGCGGCATGGACATCGCCTATGCGATGAACGACACCGTGACCATCGGCGGCCACAAGGTCGGTATGGGCCGGACGCTGATCACCCACCAAAACAGGATCCTCGACCCTGCCCAGAACGGCGCGCTCGGGGGCCACCCGTCGACGGGCGCGATCCGGCTCTACTCCTGCAATGCCTACAACTGCGGCCACGAGGGCCTCCTGCGCGGCGACAGCCCGAGCGGTGGGTCGGACTTCACCATCGGCGGGCACACCGGCCCCGAGGTCGTGATCGACGAATGCACGAGCTACGACCCGTACTGCGGCGGTGTCGCGGTCTGGCAGGAGCGGCACGTATCCGAGATCGCGAACTCGAACCCTGCCGGCGTTCGGGTCTGGCAGGTCAAGCCCGGAGACGTGCCTGACTACCCCGAGTTCGGCCTGACGCACTCCGTCGACGACCTGCTGGTCCGGCGCTACAAGCAGACCCGCACGACGGTCGAGGAGGGCCGGACGCCGATCCTGGTCTCCGGAGCGAGGAAGGCCCGGGTCCTCGAGCACGGGTCGCTCGCGGTGGAGTTCGACCACCAGCCGGACGTGCCGCCGTGCGGCTCGTGGGAGTCGCAGCCGTGAGCTACGATCCAGTCGCTGGCGGGCTGCTCATTGCCTCCTTCGTGGCGGTCGTCGTGGGCATCTGGATTGACCGCCGCTCGGGGAGGTTCCGCCGTTGACCGTCATCGCTGCGGCGAGGACTGCTAGGTCCGTGACCATCGGATGCGACTCCATCGCGACTAGCGAAGACGGTGTGCAGGGCGACGTCGGCACCAAACTCGTCGAGTTCCCCTGGGGCGCTGTGGGATCGACCGGCGGCATCCGGCCACTCCAGGTGGCCGAGGAGGCCCTGGCTGACCTCGACGCCGTGGAGACAAAGCGCCAGGCCCTGGCCCTGGTGAGGGCGCTGCGAGGTGCCCTCGTCGCGGCTGGATGGCGCGGCGCATCCTCGAGCCGGATGCCGGAACTGCCCGACCTCACCCTGCTGATCATCGGTCGCCGTGGCGCGATCTGGACGGTCCAGTCCGACCTGTCCCTGATCCGCTCGCGGAAGTACGCGGCGGTCGGGTCAGGCGAGGCTGTCGCGCTCGGCGCGATGCACGCTCTCCATCGGTCGTCCTCGTCGCCCGTCCTTGTCGAGGCCGCCGTCCGGGCGGCCATCGCCCACCAATCCGACTGCGGCGGAAGGCTCCACCGGGTCGAGTACCGAATCAAATGATCGCCAAGAACGAAGCACCACTCACGCGCAGCGAGCGCGTCCACGCGATTCTCGCGGGGCGCGTCTCGAGGCGCATCCATAGCCACCTCGAGGGCACGGGCAAGACCATGACGCAACTTGCGGCTGACGTCGGCACGACGACCTCGGCGGTCTCGCGCTGGGCTAGCGCGTACACCCTGCCCTCCACAGTCGAGCTGGCGTTCCTCGCGAACGTGCTCGGCCTGACCATCGACGAGCTACTCCTCACGCAATGACCGAACGCAAGAGAATCGAGGCGCGCACACCGTCGGGCCCGCGCTCCAAGGCGAAGTACGCCGACGACCCGAGCGAGCCGAACCGGTGCCACGCCGCGAACAAGCGCAACGGCGAGCGCTGCCGCCGCAGCGTGGTGCGGGGGCAACTCGTCTGCCGCCTGCATGGTGGCGCGTCGACGGGCAGGCCGACGACCGTGGGCAAGTTCTCGAAGGTGCTCACGAGGATGCGCGAGAGTTACGAGGACGCGCTCTCGGATCGCGACGCCCTCTACTCGCTCGACGAGACCCTGTCGCTGATGCAGGTGCTCACCGAGCGAGCCTTGCAGCGGGCCGAGGAGTGCGACTCGCCGAACCTGCGCTCCAACGCCTTCGGGCTCCTCAAGGACGCGCTCGCGAGCATGGACTCCGGTGACGGCAAGCGAGCCGGTGTCCTGTTCCGCGAACTGTACGACCTGCTCGAGGTCGGCGTTGCCGAGGACTCGACGACCGATGCGCTCACCAAGGCGGTGGAGAAGTTCGCCGCTCGCAAGGAGAGAGCGTGGGACGTCCGGCTCAAGGCCGCCGACGTGATGAATAAGAAGGACATGACCATTCTGATCGGGCGCTTCATCGACTCGGTCGTGAAGCACGGCAGCGCCGAGGTCGCGAGGAAGGTTGCCCGCGACATCAGCATGGAGATGTTCCACGACGACGACCCCGAGGCGTGGCACCGTGCTAGACCCGCTTCATAGGAGCCTTGTCCGCAGCGCGTTCGAGGCCGCGCTTGAGGCGCGCTCGAGCGCGCTTGGTGGAGCATCGGCGGCACCCTACAACGAGTACCGTGGCGACTTCCCGCGTTTCGACCGCGAGGTGCTCGGGCATGACACGCCCGAGACCGAGCTATGGTCCATGCAGCGCCGTGTTGCGGACGCGCTCGAGACCAAGCGCCGCGTCCTCGTCGCGACCTGTAACGGCTCGGGCAAGTCCACGTTCGTCGGGCGCTACATCCCCTACTTCATGACCACCCGCTCAGACGCTCGAGTGCGCTTGACCGCTGGCACGTTCGCCCAGGTCATGGGGGCTCACCGCAAGGTCCGCTCGGAGCACGCCCTCGCTCGGATGCCCCTGCCCGGCGTGGTGGCGAAGACACCATCGTGGGAGCTCGGCCCCGAGTGGCTCTACGACGGCGTGAGCCCGGACAGCGCCGAGACCATGCAGGGCCTCCACTCGAAGACCGGGCCGGCGGGTGACGTGCCGGGAGCCGACGGCGGCCTACTCACGATCTTCGACGAGGCGAGCGCAGCCGAGGACTTCAAGTTCGAGGCCGCGTCGGGCTACATGACCACCCAGAACACCTACTGGCTGATCCAGGGCAACCCAAACAAGCCGGACGGGCAGTTCCGCGAGCTGTGGCGCAACGGCGGCGACTCGTGGGAGCGGATCCAGGTCAGCGCCTACGACGTCCCGGAGCACATCCTCTCGCGCCAATGGATCGAGGACCAACGGATCTACTGGGGCGAGGACTCGCCGCAGTACCGGGTCCGCGTCCTCGGCGAGTTCCCCGAGGTCGGCGGCGACTACATGGTGTTCCCCCTGGCCGACTTCGAGGGCGCTGCGGATCTCCTGATGGAGAACCATGACGGGCTGCACCTCGGCGTCGACATCGCTCGAGGTGATGCGGACCAGAACGCGATGGTCCTCCAGCGCGACCGTCGCGTCGAGGAGACGTGGACCTGGCACTCGTCGGACCTGATGGCTACTGCCGAGCGTGTCGCGGACACCATTGAGCGGTACAGGATTCCAGCCCGGAACGTCCACGTCGACGTCATCGGCTTGGGGGCGGGCGTTGTCGACCGGCTTAGGCAGGCGGGCTACCTGGTCGAGGGGGTCAACTTCGGCGGCAAGCCCGCAGGTGACTGGCGATCCGAGCTCGGGCGATGGGTCCGCGTGAAGAACCGCCGAGCCGAGCTGTTCTGGACTGCGCGGCACCTGATCCGCGAGGGCAAGGCGTCGGTCCCTCGTGAGTACCAGCGGACGCTGTGGGCTGAGGCGAGCCGGATCCAGTACCTCCCCAAGGAGGAGGTGCAGATCGAGCCGAAGGAGAACGTGCGCAAGCGCCTCGACGGCAGGTCGCCCGACCTGACCGACGCCTGGGTCCTCGGCTTCTCGCGGGCTGGCCGCTCGGCTCCGCTGATCGTCGGCTGACGGAAAATGCGGCCCGAAACCCTCGCCTACATGGGGTTTCTCTTGGCGAAAAAGGCCCCTAGTTCGAGGTGGTTTCGGTGCCGTATTCTCCTGGTCGGGCCCCATGACCAAACGCATCACACCCTACGATCCGCGCAGCGACGGCTGGCGCGATGAGCGGTCCGCCTTCGATGACCGCGACCCGTTCGCCGCCTCGAGCGACACGGTCGTGAAGTCCATGCAGGGTGGCATGGGCCAAGCGTGGTCGATGGCCCTGGGCGGAAAGCGGCAGATGGACCGGCCCTACGTGCAGAACCCGTGGGTCTACGCCTGCGTCCGGGCGCTCTCGAGTGCCGTGCGTCAGGTCCCGCCTAGGCTGATGAAGCGCGCCGGGCGCGGCGAGACCGAGCGCCTGGTCGAGGACACGGACTCCCCGATTGCTCGCTTGTTCCGCCGTCCGAACGCGCTCCAGTCACAGGCGAAGTTCATCGAGATGGCCGCGATGCGCTACCTCCTCGACGGGGAGACCTTCCTCGTGCTGCGAGGCAAGGATGGGCAGGACGTGGTCGATGGGAAGTACGGGGCGAGGATCCCGACCCCGTCGTCGATGTGGCAGATCTCGGGCAGCTCGGTCACACTCGACTGCGGCGACAAGGTCGGGGCTCTGCCTGAGAAGGTCCACCGCTACGGGGCCAGCGGCAAGGAGACGTTCGCCGCCGGGTCGGTCGCGATCCTGGCCGCGACGAACCCCTACTCGTACCTGCGCGGCGTAGGCCCGATGACGGTCGCGATCCGTGAGGCGGCTAAGGGGTTCCAGGCCGACCGCTACGACGAGGCGCTCTTGCGCAACAGCGGAAGGCCGGGCGGCTACCTCACCGTCGCGGACCTGCTGGACGAGGAGGAGGGCAACGCCGTCCTCGAGTCGTTCCGCCAGTCGAACCTATCCCCGGACAAGGCCGGCAAGATCGCGCTCCTGATGCGCGGCACCGAGTTCAAGGAGGCGGGCTTCTCGCCGAAGGACATGGAGTTCGGCAACATGCGCGAGGCTTCGCGCCAGGCCATCCTGTCGATCTTCGGCGTCCTGAAGCCCGTCCTTGGCATTATCGACGACGTGAACCTGGCGAACGCCAAAGAGGCGAACCGGATCTTCTGGGAGCTGTCGGTGATGCCGTTCGTCCGGTTCCTTCAGGACGAGATCCAGTTCCAGCTCCTCGACCGGATCGAGGACGATGGCCGAGACCGTGAGCTAATTCTCGACACCTCCGGCGTCTCGGTGCTGCGCGAGGACATCGACGCGAAGGTCGAGCGCACCATCAAGCTCTTCACCGAGGGCGGCATCTCGCTGCGCAACGCGGCGGTAGCGGCAGAATGGGGCGAGCTTGCCGACTCCGAGATCGAGGGTCTCGACGAGCGGTGGATCAAGAATGACCGACTACCGCACGACGAGGCCGTCAAGCCGCCACCCGTGAGTGATAGCCCGGCTCCCGGGAAGGCCGTCGAGGAGCTCGTCATCCGTGAGGTCGAGCCTGTCGCCCAGGTCGAGGCGCGTGAGAGTGAGGCCGAGCGAAAGGAACGGTTCGACGTGGCGTGGAAGGCGCACGATGACCTCCTCGCCAAGCACGAAGGGCCGCTCGCGAAGAAGGTCCAACGGGTCCTTGAGCAGTACGTTCTGGCGGCGCGGAAGCGCCTGCGGGCCAAGGCGAAGAAGTCCTCGAGCGCGGTCGTCACGAAGTATGTAGCCACGGAGGCCGAGATCGAACGCCTGCTCGACATGAACAAGGCCGAGTGGGCGAGCGCCATGCAGACCGCCGCCTTCCCGGCGATGGAGAAGGCGCTGGTTGAAGCCGCTGAGGCGCTCCACGTTGCGGTCGCCGGCGAGGGGGCTCTGGTCGCCGTCACGGACCCAGCCGTCGTGCAGTTCATGGCGGCAAAGGAGGTCTCCCTGGCTGAGGGCTCCATGACTACTCTCGCCAAGGACGTCCAGCGCAAGATCGTCTCCGTCCTGGCCGGCGCGGAGGACGCGGTCAGCCTGCCGTCCGCGATCACCGAGGTGCTGCAAGACCTCGAGGGCGAGATGAAGGTCATGCTCGACCAGATGGGCGCACGCGCCGAGATGATCGCCCGCACCGAGGTCAACTCCGCTGTTAGCTTCGCCCGCCAAGAGCAGATGGTCGCCGACGAGATCGAGCGGCACGAATGGATCTCGAGCCGCGACGGCGCGGTCCGCGACTCGCACTCCAGCCTCGAAGGCAAGACGGTCAAGGTCGGGGCCGAGTTCGGCTACGGCCTCAAGCATCCAGGCGACCCGAGCGCCCCTGTCGGCGAGATCGTCAACTGCCGATGCACCACCCTCCCGGTAATCTGATATGAAAGACCTCGCCCTCAAGATCGCGTCCGGCTGCATCTCGCGGCACGACCTCGATAGCGCCGACCCGAGCGCCGTGTTCGAGGCGAAGACCCAGAGCGCTATCCCGCAGACGCGGAGCGTGGCCCGTGCGCCCAAGGCGACCGAGAAGCCGCGTACGAAGTCCTACGTCTTCTCCGATGAGCGCGTCGACCGCATGGGTGACGTGATCCTGGTCAGCGGCTGGGACCTCGCGAACTACAAGCAGAACCCCGTGATCCTGTGGGGGCACAACGCGGGCGCTCCCCCCATCGGGCTCGGCTCGAGGGTTCGCTCGGCCCGCGTCGAGGACGGTCGCGCCCTCGTCGGTGACGTCACCTTCGTCGAGGAGGACGTCAACCCGCACGCCGAGACCATCTGGCGGCTGGCCGATGCGGGTGTCCTCCGCACCGTCTCCGTTGGGTTCCAGCCCATCGAGGCGTCCTGGGGTGACGACATCACCGAGAAGGAGCGGAAGAAGTACGGCGTCTCGAAGTACGGCGTCCTGTATCGCCGGTCCGAACTCCTTGAGACCTCCATCGTGAGCATCCCGGCCAACCCCGGCGCGGTCGAGCTCGGCCTCAAAGACCTGGTGAGCAAGGGCCTGCTGACCGACGGCCAGGCCAGCGCCTGGCTCAAGGAGTACCCCACCAGCGAGGAGGCTGCGCTCGAGCGCGCCCGCGCTGCGGTGCGCTCGGTCGTGGATATGGGCCGCTCGAGCACCGAAGAAGACACGGCGGCGGCGACCGATTCGCCCGACGGGGCCTCTGAAGAGCAGCCCACCGAAGACACCGAACCGACGGTGCCGTCCGCCACCTCCACGCCCCCCGTCGAAGACAACGAGGAGACCGAAGAAGCCGAGGAGCGCTCCGTGCGCGACTCGGTCGCGTTCGCCGCGGCGCTCGAGCGGCAGACGCTCGCGCTGGCTGGCGTCCTCGAACAACACGCCGAGAGCATCGCCGCCATGCGGCAGCTCACGGATGTCGTGACTGACCTCGCCCGCAAGGCGGTCGACAGTCCTGCGCGGATGGCTCCCGAGGAGCCGAGCGCCGAAGGGACGGACGATCTTGACGGAGAGGACCCTGAGCGAGTCGCCGACCTGCTCAAACGCGCAGCCGAGACCATCTCGCGCCTGCGATCCTAACTCCCCATTCCGACCCGCTCCACAAGGAGAGCAACCATGACCGCGATCAAGAACCTCGAGATCCTCGCCGAGCAGCAGGCCACCCTGGCCGAGCAGTTCGCCGAGTTCCGTTCCGCCTACCAGGCCGCCACCGAAGAGGACAAGGCCTCCCTCGCCAAGACCCTCGACTCGATCCAGGCCAAGATGGCCGAGGTCGAGAAGACCATCGCCGACAACGAGGAGCACATCGTCCCCGGTGCCGAGCCGTTCAACCCCGAGACGGGCAAGGGCTTCTCCATCGCCCGCGCCTGCAACGCCCTGCGCGTCGGTGACTGGTCCAACGCTGAGTACGAGCAAGACGTCATCCGCACGATGGGCTCGCAGGTCGACGCCTCCGGTGGCTTCCTGGTTCCCGAGAACCTGGCCCCTGGCCTGATCGAGCTGCTCCAGGCTCGCTCGGTCTTCACCAGCGCCCAGGGCATCACCGAGATGCCCGGCAACGGCCACATGCCGTTCAACCGCATCGCCGCCGGTGTCACCCCCGAGGCCGTCGCGTCCGAGGGCTCCTCGATCACCGCGAGCGACCTGACCATCGAGCAGTTCACGCTGACGCCGAAGACCATCGCCGCCCGGATCAAGGTCGCGAACCAGCTCATGGAGATGAGCCCGGTCGCCGCCGAGACCTTCATCACCATGCAGGCGTCGAAGGACCTGGCCCTCCTGCGGGACCAGTACATCCTGCGCGGCACCGGCTCGAGCGGCCAGCCGCTCGGCCTGCTGAACGACCCCGACATCGGCAGCTTCGCCGTGTCCGCGACCCCGACCTACCAGGAGCTCCTCGGTGCCCTGGAGGACATCGCGGTGGCGAACGCCTACGTCCCGAGCTGCGCCTGGTGGATGCACCCCACCCAGCGCACTCTCGTCCAGATGGCCCCCGGCGCGACGAACGTCGACGTCGAGCGCCGCGCCCTGACCTCGGGCCTGCCGCAGGCCCTCCTGGGTCACGCCTTCCACCTGACCACGCAGTTCTCGGCCACCTCGGACGCGAACTCGATGGTCTTCGGCGACCCGGCCTGCATCCTCGTCGCGAACTTCAAGGGCCTCGAGGTCCGCGTCTCCGACGTGGCCGACGATGCCTTCCAGAAGGACGAGACCCACGTGCGCCTGATCCAGCGCTTCGACACGCACCGCATCCAGCCGTCGGCCTTCACCGTCGCCAGCTAGGCCAACCAAGGAGAACCCACATGAAGACTCCCAGCAGCAACCAGAAGATCGCCCTGCACTATCAGGGCACCCCGACCGCGGCGTTCACGCCGACGGGCCTCGACTGCCTCGGCTTCGATGGCGGTCACGCCGTCTTCGCCGTCCAGGCCGTGGACGGTGCCAACGCCGACGTCACGCTCCTTCACCTCGAGGAGAGTGCCGACAACAGCGCCTGGAGCGACGTCTCTGGCGCGACCCTGGCCGACATCGACGCGGACACCAACGCCGCCGTGCAGCTCTGCTCGGTCAAGCTCCGTGGTCGCAAGCGCTACCTGCGCCTGGCCGGCACGGGCGGCGGTTCCCACGACACCGTCGTGACCATCGTCTCGCAGCTCGTCGGCCCGCGTGAGTCGAACGACTGCTCCGACACCTACGTCTTCGAACTGTAGGTCGGAAGTCCCCGCAGGGGGCCGGGTCTATCGGCTCGGCCCCCGACACCACGCACAATCACAGGAGCGAGACATGAACCTCTACCAAGTCAAGAAGGGCAAGAAGCTGCGCTGGCCCGCTGCGCTGACGCCCGAGCCGAAAGGCCACAAGCACACCCGCCTGGGGCTCGCCCGGCACAAGGAGAAGAACCGCGTTGAGCGCGGGCTCGAGGGGTTCGTCGTCGACATGGACGCCCCCGGGGAGCGCTTCTTCTGCGACGAGGTGGAGTCCCGCTTCCTCGAGCCCGTACCCGCTGCCGACCGCGCTGATGCGCTCGCCCGCGTCGAGGCGCAGGGCCCGATCACCTTCCAGCCCGCGCTCGACTGGCTCGACGACCAGGGCCTCCGCGCCCGTGTCGCCCGCCCGGAGCCGCCCGCGCCCGTGGAGTCTGATGGCCCCGAGGGCTGGGACCGCGCTCGCCTGGTCGAGGAGTGCGACCGGCTCGGCATCGAGACTGGCCGCCGGCGCACAGAGACGCTCCGCGAGGCCCTGGTGGAGCGCCTGACGTCCCCCCCCGATGACGCGGCTGTCGAGGAGGACTCGGAGTGAAGTTCCGCGTGCTCGACGACTGCACCCTGCTTCGTCCGGACGGCAGCGTCTGGGCGAATGCTGGCGACGTGATCGACATCGCGGTCGACTCCGCCGACCCGCTCGAGCGGACGGCTGCTCAGAAGTCTCTGCGCGGGCAGCATCGTAAGGTCACGTCCGCGCCGGACCCGGTGCCGAGTGCCCCGTCGAACCGAGCGATCTCGGAGCCCGCCGTCGTACGCAAGGTCGGCGCGAAGAAGGCGTCCAAGAGGGGGCCGAAGGAGTAGACCGTGGACGGCACGACCAAGGAGCGCGTGAGGATCGCCCTGCGGATGCAGGCGGGCTACACCGAGCAGGATGACCTGCTCGGGCAGCTCATCACGCAGGCATCGGCGCAGGTCGAGGCGTACCTTGGTCGTGACCTCCTGGCGGCGACCAAGACCGAGTACCACAACCTCGAGGGGCCAGAGCAGCGCTCCCTGTGGCTGAAGAGCCCGCCGGTCTCGTCGGTGACCTCGCTGGCGTTCGATCCGGCGAGCCAATGGGACGGCTCCGAGTCCGTTTACGCTGCCGACGACTACATCCTGAACCCGGACACCGGGGAGATGCGGTTCCGTTTCGAGCCGCACGTCACCGTCAGCGACCCGGCCATGGGGTTCCGCGCCTGGCGCGTGGTCTACGCCGGCGGCCTCGCCGCAAGCACCTCCGCGCTGATCTCCGCCTACCCCGCCATCGCAGCCGCCTGCGACCTTCAGGTGGCGACCCTGTACCACCGATCCGCCGACCCGCAGACCGAGCAGAGGTCCTTCGGGGGCGCGGCGGTCAAGGTCTCCGAGCCGCTCGGCCTGTGCCGCGCTGCGCGTGAGGCTTGCGGCCACCATCGCCTGATCCGGTGGCGTCCGTGAGCATCTCGATCAAGATCGACTCGAAGGGTGTCGAGCGCATGTTCGGCGAGGTCGCCAAGACCCTCGAGGCGGCGATCCGGGAGGAGACGGTGGACTTCGCGAAGCGCTGGCAGCGCGAGGTCTCGACGGTCAACATCGGGCCCGGCGGCAAGGGCAACTGGGGCGGCTCGAGGCTCCACAACCGCAAGGGTGACCTGCGGCGCAGCGTGCGCTTCTACCGGGGCACCCGGTCGGTCCGCATGGTCGTCGGCGGCAAGGACGCACCTCACGCCGTCACGCACGAGCTCGGCGGAACGATCACCCCACGTCGCGGCAAGTACCTCACCGTCCCGCTCCCGAGCGCTCTTGCCAACTCTGGTGCCCTGTCGGGCAAGTACCGCATCCGCCCTGTCGGAGGCGGGAAGTACGCGACCGATGCCGGCCCGACCTTCATCTTCAAGTCGCGGGCGGGGAACCTGATCGTCGGCGTGAACCGCAAGGGCCGCAAGAAGTTCGACGCGAAGCGCGATTCGCTCTACGTCCTCAAGAAGTCGGTCCAGATCCCTGCCCGCCTGCGGGCGTGGGAGACGGCCAAACTCGACTCGCCCATCGGCACGGACTTCCGCCGCCGGGTCGCCAAGCGCGTCAACCTGATCACCGGAGGCCGCTAGTGGCGACCACCGTTGCCACCTACGGCACCTGGAGCCTGGACCCCGAGTTCCCCGTCGAGGTCATCGCGGCTCGCGTCACGGACGCGACCCCGGCGGGCGCGGGCTCGGTGCAGCGCCGGAACGTCCAGCATTCGGTCGGCGTCGACTCCGTGCAGCCGACGACGCGGACGTTTACGCTCCGGTGGCGACACGCGCTCGAGTCCGAGTGGCTCGCGTACGTCGCGCTGTGGGAGGCGTCGGCTCGAGGTGCGCGCCCGCTCGCGTACACGCCGCCCGACGGGGTCGAGGTCGCCGTGCGCATCGTCGGAGCCCCTGGCCGCAAGCGGACCAGCCCAACCGCATCGGAGTTCAGCGCCAATCTCGAGGAGGTGACCAATGGCCCTGCCTAAGGATGAGCCGGTCACGCTTCGGATCGTGGAGGCCCTGCGAGATCGACTCAAGGTGATCTCGCGCCCGACGTACTATACGAGCGTCCACCAGGTGCTGCTCTACGACGAGGAGGTGCAGCGTGCTCCCGGGGCACCGCTGATCTGCGTCGTGCCCGAGTCGAGCAGCTACGACGATGACGTGTTCCAGAACGCTGGCGAGCTGTCGGACGACATGAGCGTCATGCTCGTCCTGGTCATCAACCAGGGCAATGACGCCGCCAAGGCGCTCCTGCGCTTCGAGCGGGACGTCAAGACCGCGCTGTTCACCGACGTGACCCTCGGCGGTCTCGCGGTGAATATCGACATCACGGGCTCGACCCATACCTTCCCCGACGACCGAGACCACCTCGCCACCAGCGAGGTACGCCTATCGGTGCGCTACCGCACTCCGCGCTCCGACTTCAACACCGCCACCTAGGAGCCCAAACCATGGTTTTCCACAGCTTCGACCGACAGATCCTTGTCGCCACCGAGTCGACCGAGGGCACCTCGGCGCTCGGCTCTCCCGCCGCCTCCAACGTCGTCGACTGCCTCGCGGACGTCGACGTGGACTTCAACGTCGTGCGCCACGAGCGCAACCTGGTGCGCCCCGGCTGGACCCCGGTGCCCGACTTCTTCGCGTCCACGGACATCTCGTCCGGCTCGATGGTCGCCACGGCGAGCATCAACTTCACGGTCGAGTTCAGCCTGAAGTCCGGCTCGACCCCGGTGTCGACCGCGCCGGCGTGGGCTCCGCTGCTCAAGGCGTGTGGCTGCTCGGAGACCACGGGCATCAAGCGCATCGGCACGGGCGGGTCGCTCTCGACGGGCGACTACATGTACAACAACGAGTACCTGGTGGTCTCGGCCACCGACGAGGGCCAACTCTTCGGGACGACCTTCGACCGCGACACCTACGCCTACTACACCATCGCTGGCACCGGGATCTCGGCGTCCGACGCCGTGACGGGCAGCGTGTCGACGAGCGCATTCACGGCCTCCGGGTCCGAGACCGCCGTGGGTATCGGCTACCGTCCGGACACCACGACGGGCGCCGGTGACGACTCGTCCGCAACGATCATGCTCTACTGGGCTGGCCGTCGGTACACCTTCGTCGGGTGCCGGGGTTCGGTGTCGTTCACCTTCGCGAGCACGAACCGCGTCCTGATGGCGTTCTCGATGCAGGGCGTCGTCGACTCCGTGGCGAACGGTGCCCGGTTCACGGGCGTCGACATCGGCCACGCTCTGCCCTCGACCTTCCTGGACGCTTCGCTGAAGCTCAACGAGCACGGCTCGAGCACCGCGTTCGGGTCTGCCCTCTTCTCCAGCCTGACCTGGGACATGGGGAACGAGGTTGTGCTCCGCGAGGACGCGAACAGCGCGAACGGCTACAAGGCCGCGCAGATCGTCGGGCGCTCGGGCTCGGTCAGCCTCGACCCTGACGCCGTTGTCGGCGGCTCGACCTCCTCGACGGTCCTGGACTTCTTCAAGTTCCTCTCGGTCGGCACGAGCTGCCGCGCCGAGTGGAAGGTCGGGGATGGCATGAACGCGCAGAGTGGCCTGTTCCGGATGCCCGCCCTCCAGTTCGACGACATCGGCATGACCGACCGCGACAAGGTCGAGGTCTACGACCTGAGCGCGATGGTCACGGGTGGCCTGATCGGTGACTCCGTGACGCCCGCCGACGGCGACGTCCAGCACTACGCGGATCGCGGCGCAGACAACGAGTTCAGTATCGTCCTCTACTAGCCCAGTAGACCCCCGGGGGCGGCTGCGGCTGGCTTCCCCCGGGGATCATCCCGCAGCCGACGACGACCTGCCCAGGAGCTACAATGGTCATCGCACTCAACCCGAACCGGATCACGCGCTACGAGCTTGACGCCGAGCGCGGGAAGCCCGACTCGACCGTCTTCGTCCTTCGCGCCCTCACACCCGACGAACTCGCCGAGGTCGTCGACGCGACCACGGGGCATGACCCGAGGACCGGCGAGGTCCGCTTCCACCACGGGCGCGCCGCCCTGATCGCCCTGCGCCACGCCCTGACCGGGTGGGAGCGCCTGCTCGACGAGCGGGGCGAAGAGGTGCGGTTCGACGCCGACCGGAAGGCCGACATGATCGCGCTGCTGCCCGAGGACGTGCGCACCGAGGTTGCTCGAGCTGCTCGCTTCGGATCCGAGGTGACGGTCGCCGAGGGGGAGTGATCCGGGCGATGGCCGTTCGAGCGTACGCCGGGCCCTTGGCCCAAGAAGTCGGCAGGCCCCTGCCTGACTGCTCGAGGTGCCGTCGCCCGGATGCCGCCAACGAACGCCGCGCCTGGGGTTGTGACGCGGCAGTCGAGCGGCCGGTTTTCACGACGGGGTGCTCCCGATGCTATGGGGCCGACCCCGAGTGCCCGATGTGCGAGGATGGCGAGGTCGAGCACTACAGGTGCCCGAACGCCGTCGTCGAGGCCGCGGACCCAGACACGCGCCGGGCCGCTGGTCGAGCCCTTAGGGCCTACGCCCAGTACGACCAGCGCAGCGTCCTCCCGGCAGCGGGCGGCTACAACGACCAGACCCCGCAGTTCGGCCAGGTGGTCGACCTCATCGACCACGAGCGAGGGCGCTGGCAGGCTGACGCAGCGAAGCACCGAGAGCGCGAACGCGAGCGCATGAAGCGCCGCTCGAGCGCACCGAGGACCCGATGAGCAAGACCCAGCACGAGATCCGGATTGAGGCCGTCTATAAGGACCTGATGAGCCAAGGGCTCGTCAAGAGCCAGAGGACCATCGACGCCTTCGCCAAGCGCGGACGCGATAAGACGGATTGGCTGCATGGCGGATTCGTCAAGCTCCGTGGCGGCGTCTCGGACGTCGGCAGGTCTCTGACGAGCGCGACCGCTCAGATGGTCGGCTTCGGTGCTGCGGTGGCCGCCGTTGGCAAAGGCGTGCAGGTCTTCCTCGAGACCGAGAAGGCGATGGCCGAGGTTGCGACGATCAGCGACAAGGTCGCCAGCGGGATCGGCGCTGTGAGCGATGAGGTCGGGACGCTCGCCCTCCGCTTCGGCCTCGCGGAGAGCGCGGTCGCCAAGGGCTTGTACCAGACGATCTCGTCCGGCGTCACCGAGCCCGCCGAGGCGCTCGAGACGCTGAACGTTGCGCTCGGCCTGTCCATCGCCGGCATCGCGGACTCGACCGAGACGACCGACCTCCTCGTCTCGACCCTCAACGCCTTCGGGTCTGCGGCGGGTAGCGCCACGCACGTCGCCGACGTGATGTTCTCGACGGTCCGCCAGGGCAAGACGACCATCGCGGAGCTCGCCGGGTCGCTGTCCCAGGTCACCCCAGTAGCCGCCGCCCTGGGCGTCTCGATGGAGGAAACCGCGAGCGCGGTCGCGGCTGTGACCTTGTCTGGTGCGGGGACGTCCGAGGCCGTCACTCAGGTCTCTGCTGTCCTAACGGCGCTTCAGAAGAAGTCGAGCGACGTGGATGAAGCGTTGCGCGAGCGCGGCATGGCGGGCGGGTTCAACCTCGCACGGCTACGCGCCGAGGGTCTGCTGCCCATCGTCCGCGACCTGCGCGAAGCATACCAGGGGAACGAAGACGAGCTGACTAACCTTCTTGGTCGAGTCGAGGCGACCAACGCCGTTTTCAATCTCGCTGGAGACAACCTCCAGCGGTTCCAGACGATCCTCGACGAGAACACCAACAGCGCAGGCGCATACGCTGATGCGCTGGACACGATGGCCTCGACGGCGAGCCAGCGGGTTGCGTCGATGATGGAGGGGATGCGGCAGGGCCTGGCCGACCTGGGCGAGGCGGCGCTGTCCGGCCTCGTCGGAGAGGACGGCCTACAGGGAGGGCTGGACGCCGCAGAGGCTTCGGCTGCCAAGCTCAAGCAG